GTCGTAGGCGTCGTAGGCGGCGTCGTAGGCGGCGTCGTAGGCGTCGTAGGCGGCGCGGGCGTTTTTAAAATGCGATACGCTTTCAGCGCATTTTTTAGCAAATAAAACAAGCTTTTCTTTTTGGTTTAGCTTACCTGCAACCCAGCAAAGGTCGCGAATAGTGAAACCAGCTTCAAACGCTTCTTTTGCGTTCATTGACGCAACATCGCCAAATGTTGCAATTCTTGCTTCTATATTGCAAGGATTTAGCTTCAACATTTGGGCTCTTGTAAGAGTAACCACTTGATTGTTCCTTTGAGTTTGATTGGCAGTTAAGCGAGTGCAAACCTTAGTTTGCACTCATTTGAATGTCAACCTTCCAAAAGTTGCGAGCGAATTTTGGAACGCTCTAGTGAAATACTTTCCGTGACATTTTTGCCACTTCTTAATGCGCCTGATTTACCGACGAAAAAATATCCGCTAGTTTCTGGTCTACTGAATACGCGATATTTGCGCGATTTTGTTTGATCTGTTTCCACATAACCTCTTGCGGCGAGAGCGTTGCAAATTCTTTCTTGAAGCGTTTTGTTAGACATTTGATTAATTCCTTTGAGTTTGAGTTAGCTGCAAACGAACATTTCACCATGAACAGGACACCACGGCGCGCCCACATTGTCAAGTCACTTATTCGTCGTCCGAACGATATAACCACATTCAGCGCACTCACACTTTACCATTGCGGTTGCTTGTTTCTTTTTAGCCTGACGAAAGTTTAGCTTCGCGTGCGGCATTTCACCCAAGGCTTCGATGATAGGCTTCAAGTCTTTTAAAAGTCTCACACTGGCAGTTGTCGCAGTCATCTTGCCTTCTAGGCCAATTGCGAGCGCAACAGCCTTAAACCGGCCCTTGTGTTTTTCCTGCAATCCAACAGCAGCATGGATCAATTCATGAACTAGGATTGCTGCAATCTCGTTAGCGTCGTCATAATCAGGGCGGATCATTATTTCAAAATGACCATCGCCGGACGCTTCACTAGCCCAACATTCGCCAATCCGTTTCCCGCGTGATCCGCCTGACGTAAAGGCAACTGCAATCCGAACCTTTTCAGGCAACGGAGCGTGCAAGGCGTCAAAAGTAGGGCGCATTGCAACAGCGAAGGCATTTAGCCAAGCTTCGCGGGTTTGATGAATTTGCATAGTCAAACCCTTCTAATTTCAACGCCGAAGCCGCGAGGGTTCATATGCGACATACTTGTGTAACCATTACGCATATGGGCCATTGCATCATTAAAAGCTGCAAGCCACATAATATCTTGACCGTTTGCAATGTCTTTGTTTACTTTGCTAATCCAATCGTCGCCTATTTGATTGGTTCTATCGCCAGTTAAACCATACCAGCGATGTTGCGGACCAGCTCGATTGAAAGCATTATAAAATGCTTGCCGCCTTGTGCGACCATAAGCACAAATCCCACATTGTGCATGTTGATTAAATAAGGTGACTTTCCATTTAGACATTTTGATTAATCCTTTGAGTTTGATTGGCAGTTAAGCTAGGACCATCTTTTAAATGGTCCTAATTTGAATGTCAATCGTTAATTCGCCACTCTGATTGACCTAGCATATATTCATGGAATTGACCTGTTTCACGCAATCCGCATTTAACAGGAACGCGAAAGTTTGTTGGCCGCGTTGACCATGTTTGAGTTTTACCATTGCGGCGAACCTGCCAAAAGGAATTTCCCATTTTGACAAATAGCTTGTTGCCGTCCAATGCAGTTTCAAATTCTTCGCGAGTAGCAGGAACGCGAAGGCTTTTGGCTTGTTCTATTGAGATTGTCATTTTCAGTTTTCCTTATTTCACGATAACGAAGCAATCATCGCCATTTGGCAACGTGCCTTGAACAAAACCTTTCACCCAATCCCATTGCAGCTTGTTCCTTAGAGCGATTACCGCGAGGCGCTTGTTTTCATCTAAGCTAAAATGCGGATCATAGTTTAACCAGATTGTACCGGCCATGCACCATGCCTTGACGCGCGCGCACCTGACATTACCAGGACTATAATAGCGAGTTTGAATTGCTTGCAGTGTCATTTGATTAATTCCTTTGAGTTTGAGTTAAATCACAATCCGTAGTCGGCCTTGCGTGGTTGATGCAGTTGATACAGATTGCGCATGGTAGCATAATCGTTTCGTGAGCGTGCATCATCATATTGAGACTGCCAGCGCGCCATATCTTTTTCGTACCGTTGCGCGGGAGTTAACTGCCAATAAGCCTCGCGCTCTTTTTGCAGTTTTTTGTAATCTGGTCGTTTGATTGCCATTTTGATTAACTCAATAAGTTTTATTGTGAAAATAAGCGCGATTGAAAACAAAACCTGTTTTCATTTGGTTATTTTCACAATCAACAAAAGTTGTAAAGCCGCAAGACGCCATTGAGTGTGCATAGCTTGAAAAATCAAAATCGTCCATTTCATTCAATGAACCTTCAATGCTAATCGAACCCATATAGACTTGTGCGGCCGTTGCACTAGTCGATTGATTAGAGAAAATTTTGATAGATGTCATTTGATTGCTCCGGTTAGGTTAAAGTTAATAGGCAAGCGCGAGGCTTGCCAGTTGACCTTAATCTTCGTTTTTTTCGTTCAAGCGCAAAAAGGCTTCAAACTTCATTTCATCTAAACGAACGCGGCGGCGAAGAATCGCTTTATCGGACCATGCTAGGGCGTATCGCTTTGCGGCCAATGCCTTCTTAGCAAGTTTCTTATAGTGTGAGCCCTGAACGCGAGAGATTTGAGCTTTAGTCCATTCGCTAGTCATTAGATTAATTCCCATAGCAGTGGCAGGGCCGTTAAGGCATGACTTTCTGTCCCATATCTTTTAAAACACGTCAACACATTATCGAAAAAAATTTTAATTTAACGAATTGCGTATGCAAACTTTGCGGAATTTATCGAAAATGCCCACATTGCGGCTGATTTGTTGCGGATTGCGATAAAACCTGCAAAGTTTTTCGGATTTTGGGGCTCGATTGGAAATAGGGGCTTATTGAGTTTGGAATTGCGGATTGCAAATGGAAACGTAATTGCGTATCGAAAAACGATATGTGGGCTTTGTAATATGCAAACGAGGTGCAAATAATAATATTTAATAATAGACCCCTTATTGAGTTTCGAGTTGCGGATTGCAAATAGAATTGGAATTGAGGTATCGAAAAACGATAAGGATTGATGCAAAATGCGACTTTGCAGGGGTGAAAAATAATTAATAATACCTGTCGGACATAGACACGTGGAGAGAATTGAAAAAAGAATTCAATTAACAAATGAATTAAAAGACGCTGCCTATACTCTTATTATTATTATATATTATTATTTATATATTAGAGAAGGTTTCCTCTCTGTGGTAGAAATTCAAAATTTAATAAACGATACTATTATTAATCGGCCTAAAAAATTATTAGGTTTTTTATTAGCATTTTGCAACGCTAAAAGGCCATTCTTTTACAGATTGCAAAGTCGCCATATGAAGCCAATCAAAACAGGCTCGATTCGATGAAATTCAGCCTGTTTGTCGTGAAATCGATGCTAAGGCCGTTTTAAGCCTGCTACAGCCTAAATGTGGGTTTCCCGCTATGCTCGGTCATGAAATTCAAAAGATGGTCTACAAGGTCGCGTTTTTAAATTGCAAAGTTGTATTTGCATTGAAATGCAACTCGATGTTGAAACTCGTGAAATTGCCCTTGACAGACGCTCGATTTTGTCGGGTGGCGATTGCCCTTGACACGTCCCTACAGACTATCAAGGTAGCCGTCAGAGAGTGTCGCCTAGCGGCGTTGCCTTGTGATCTCCCTCACGCGCCCAACGGCCCTAGGTGACACTCTCACTAAGCGCAAAGGGAGTTTGCTATAATGCTATTATCTACGCGAGAAGAAGAAGCTTTATTTAACTTATTTGCTAATAAAGTTAGTGAAGAAGACAAACCAATACTAATTAAAATTCAAGATGCTTTAATATTAAGAAACAAAATTAGAATTAATTTTAACGGATTGAGTTCAAAACTTAAAAAATGAAATGGCTTAAAGACAATAAGCAAAAAGACTATGAACTAAAGCGCAAGGAATGGCGCGAGTATTGCAGATCAATTGAAATGAATATTCCTGAAACCGGCGGACGTGATCTAAAAGCTAACAGCATCAAATATAACTTTACTGATATCAACCCTAGCCTAATGACAATGGATAATGAAAATGACTCCAAGTGATCTTTGCAGAACAACTAAAGAAGCCGGAACACAACGTGCTCTATTTGCATGGGCTAATATGGCTCAAGTATATGGCTGGGAAGCCGCGGATCAAGATAAAAGCTATACTGTTAAAGGTCATGCTCAAAGATTACTTGAATTGCATAACGATGCTGAACCTAGGCTGAAATGGCTCTATGCAGTAACTAATCAAAATAGAGGTGGTGTAATTGCCGGTGCTATTGACAAGTCAATAGGTGTTAAGGCTGGCGTTAGTGATATTTGTTTGCCTGTTAATTCTGGATTTAATAGTTCTCCATATTACTCCGGCTTCTATATTGAATTAAAGCGCGAAAGCGGTGGAAGTGAAAGCAANGAACAAAAAGAATTTGGCGCATTTGTTGAAAGTCAAGGTTATAAATATAAATGCGTTATTGGATGGTATCTAGCAAGTAGACTAATAAAAGAATACTTGAAATGAAGAATACTTGCACTCATTGCGGTTCAATTAAACATGTAGTCATGTATTGCAACAGTACTGGCGAAGGTCGATTAAATAGAAAACTTTTAAAATGTAGTAAATGTAACTCAAAAACTCACAACGGTGACGCCTGTTACACAAACGCGCCTCACTACGGACCGTCTCCGGTATGGATTGCCGATTGACAGACAGTCACAATGTGGGCACATTTGGCGAATAGTGTAATCGCCGATTTCTTGGAACTAATACCGATGACTGAAACTTATATTATTGACAAGTTGTCGGATAAAATGGATTTGCACATGGCTCAATTTAAAGAACATCTTGCGAGCGATGCAATTTTTCAACAAACTACTATTGAAGACTTTAGCAATTTAAAAAATTCGACAAGTGAAATTGTAACTATGTTTCACGGCATTAAGAAATTTGGTAAATGGGCGCTTTCTATACTTAGTGCAATTCTTGTTGCAGTAACTGCAAGCGGTGCAACATCGGCTTACAATAGCTATCAAGCAAAGCGAACCGTTGAAGAAAGATTGTTGACTCAAGCAAACAATTCAAACGTAGCTAAAACTTTAGACGAACAAGCAAAGATAAATAAACTTTTGCTAGAAAAGCTACAGGGACAATGAAACTCTTTCTAAATAAAGCATTTATTTTTCTTATCTGTTGTTTTCTCGTCTATATTACAATTTATATTACTGTAATAAACGGAGTTACATGATGGGCAATTTCTATACTGATGTTATTAAAAAAAGTTCTAAATATGACAGTATAGAAGGCGTTCGAGATTTAACTTTGCTCGAACCTGTTACCAGACAAAAAGTAATTAATATTATCAATAAAGCAAATCTAAATAAAACTCCGATTATCGTTACTGAAACTTTTAGAAGTATAAACCGACAAAAGTATTTATTTCAAAAGGGCGCAACCAAACTTCAAAATGTCGGCGTTCATCACTACGGTCTAGCCGCCGACTTTGTTTTTATTGTAAATGGTGAACCTAATTGGAATGTTGATTACTCGCCATTGTGGAAATGGTGCGCTGAAGAAGAATTGATTAGCGGACATGATTGGGGTTTGCCTCTATTGAAGCATAGTTTTACTGATCCCGATCATGTGCAAAGAATAACTCTTGCAGATCAAACTAGGTTGTTTAATGGTTCATGGTATCCAGATGACAACTATAGTCCAATTCATTAAATTTCTTTGGTATGGCAAGCCGCGAACTGTACCTATAAAGCAAGCGGTATGTATAGAAAAGGAAGTCGATATGATCCGTCCTGAAGCTCAACCTATTATCAACGCGGTTGCTATTCTCGCAAAGAAAGCCGCTGAATTTGATGCAGGTTTGACTGCTGCAAATGACCAAATTAATTCGTTGCAAGCGCAACTAGACACTGCAAATGCAACGATTGCTTCGATGAAGCAAGATAACTTGGACACAGATGCAGCTTTGACTGCTGCGACTGCTGAACCGAACCCTGTTGTTCCTCCCGTAAGTTAGGAAATGCTATGAAGAAATTTCTTTTGCTTGGCGCATGTGCTTGCTTGGGTGCTTGCGCCAATCTAGCTGGATATGTTTCCAGTAAAATTCAAGCGGATACAGCAACTTTTGACAATGCTGTTGTTGCTGTAAATGATGATCTTTTGCAAGCAAAGCGAGATTATCAAAATCCATTGCTTTTGCTTGCAGATGCTGAAAAACTTGCTTCTGATAAGCAAATTCTAGTTGCGGCTTACAATGTTCTTGTTGCTGATTACAAAGCACTCGGACAAGCCGCTCCGACTAAACCTAGTGTGATGCAATGATTAGTTTATTTGGCGCTCTTGCAGGTTATAAAACCTATATCGTCGCGGGAATGACAGTGCTTGGCGCGGTGGCGGGATACCTAACAGGGACCGTCAACGCTCACGACGCGCTACAGGTAGCAATCCCTGCAATCCTTGCCTGTACGGTACGCGGTGGCGTCACCCATGAGGCAAACATCACGCGGGCGTCAGTCCAAGCCCCTACGCCTCCCGCCTCTTGAAAATATCTGTAAATCCATAAGATCAAATGTGGGTTTACAGAATTTCAAAACCACTTTAGCCTAAACAGGCTATGAACGCTTGGACGCCCATTACTTTCTTTGAAGGTGAAAATGAAGCTGATCTAAGAAATCAGTTTATAGAACTGTGCGCTAAACATAAGAACAACTTTGGTCCTGTTGAAGTTGCTCGCCACGTATTTAAAGATTTAAAAGACGGCGATATCCGCGCGCTTCAAGCTGCTGCAATTTGGGCGCGCGATATTGAAATTCAAAATGCAATTCTTAATAAAATTAACTACAATGAAGAAAATACCGACAAGGAAAATCTAATTAAAATCGCTATGAGTTTGGCGGTTGATAATACTGTATCGGCTAAAGATCGACTTGCGGCATTAGAGCTAATTGCTAAAATGCGAGGTGAGATTATTAAACCTATTGAAAAAACTATTATCAACAAAGGCGATGGTGGTATTCCTCAAATTATATTTAAAGTTAGAGAACCTGTTTTAGAAGTTGTTGAAAATGGGGTTTGAGAGTAATATTGGACATAATGGCGGTCCGCCTTTAGAAATTGAGTTTAGTCAACCTCAATTCGACTTCATTACTAGCAAAGCAAAGTTTCCTGCATTTGTTGGCGGTTTTGGAAGTGGCAAAACTGAAGCATTAGTTGCGCGTGCTTTAAAAACTAAAGCCGAATATCCAAATTTAAATATTGCCGTCTATTTGCCTACATTTGATCTGATCGCAACTATTGCTCAACCTCGCTTTGAAGAAAAGCTAGAGGCTTGGGGTTGCAAGTATAAAAGCGTTACTTCACAACGTCCTCATATTGATATTGATAACGGCGGTTCAATTATATTTAGAACTATGAACGATCCTGCCAGAATTATTGGTTATGAGGTCGCCGATAGTTTTGTAGATGAATTGGATACACTCAAAGAAGATTTGGCATTAGATATTTGGCGAAAGATTATTGCAAGAAACAGACAAAAGAAACCAGACGGCGGTATCAATACAATATCAGTCGGAACTACTCCTGAAGGTTTTAAATTTGTTTATAATCAATGGGCAAATGATCCTGAAGCACAAAGCAAAGGTTATGAATTATTTAAAGCCTCTACTTATAGTAATTTGCACAATCTTCCTGCTGATTATATTCAAAATTTACTTGACCTTTATCCTGCAAATTTGGTTGCGGCATATATTAATGGCGATTTTGTAAATCTAAAATCAGGTTCAGTTTATCCCAACTTTAGCCGCGAGTTGAATAACTGTGAAGATACTGTGGGCATGTATGAAATGCCAGATGGAACGGAAATTGCAGAAGATTTGCATATTGGAATTGATTTCAATGTAACTAATATGTCTGGTATTGTTTGTGTAAAACGCGGACGTTATCCTTGTGCTGTTGCTGAATTACTTAAAATATTTGATACTCCAGCAATGATTGCGGCAATTAAAGCTAAGTATCCCAATAACAGAATATTTGTTTATCCTGATGCAAGCGGCAATGCTCGCAAATCTCAAAATGCTAGCGAAACTGATATAAATTTACTTGAAAAAGCCGGTTTTAATGTCTGCAACGATAATAAAAATCCTTATGTAAGAGATCGTGTTCTTGCAATGAATGGTCTTATTTGCAATGGAAACATGCAGCGAAGATTGCTTGTAAATATTAAAGCGTGCCCTGTTCTTACTCAATGTTTAGAAAAACAGTCTTATGATAAAAATGGCGAGCCTGATAAGTCAAATGGCTTGGATCATCCACTTGACGCCCTCGGTTATTTCATAGCGTATAGGTTCCCGATAGCCGGTGCTGCAATGCGTCGTGTTCGATTGGCAGGAAATTAAAATGCAACCAATTAAAACTAATTTTTGTAATACAATTTTTATTAAAGAAGGTTGCTCAGATTTACCTGCTGTTGTTACAGATAACATTATTTGTACTTATTGGAAACCTAATAAAGAAGAATTGGCAGAAATTGCTTCTGGGATGCCAATTAGGCTTTCTATTCAATCAAGTTCAATGCCACCTATTTGCATAGATGTGGAGACATTTTAATGGCTGCTAACGCAATTGTTCAAGGTATTAATCGTGGTGTTAGAACACAACACGACGATTATATAACTTTTGCTCCTATTTGGCGTAAATGCCGCGATGTTGATAACGGTGAAGACGCTATGCACGCGGCAAAACTTAGTTATTTGGCAAAGCTAAAAGATCAAGATGATAAAGATTACGATGCTTATGTAAAAAGAACTCCTTTTTATAATGCTACTTCAAGAACAATTGGCGGACTTATCGGGATGCTGTTTAGGCGTCCGATGATTTTAACTACACCCACTCTTATTGAAAATTTACTTGAAGATGTAAACTTGCAAGGTGTTCCGTTTTCTTCTTTTGCTGAAGAACTGGCTGAAGAATGTCTTATTGTTGGACGTGTAGGTGTATTGATTGATTATGTTCAATTGACCGATAATATTGATGAGCCAATTACTATTGCAAAAGCCGAAGTTCTTGGTTTGCGTCCTACTATGCAAATGTATAAAACTGAAACTATTATAAATTGGCGACATAAACAGATCAATAATGTTTGGTCACTTTGCCAAGTTGTATTGCAAGAGGCATTTACAATGCCCGCTAAAAATCCAGATGGTACAGATAGCGAATTTTGCAATATAACTGAACCTCGTTATAGAGTTTTGGATATTGATAACGAAGGTTTTTATAGAAACCGTGTTTTTCGTATTGATGAGCGTGACCGCGATCAACTTGTGAGTGAAATTTGGCCACTTCAAAATAATGAAAAGATGAATTTCATTCCGTTTGAAATAGTTACTGATGACGGGATGACTTTTAATATAGATAAACCTCCTATGATTGATCTTATCAATATCAATATATCTCACTATAAAACAAGTGCTGACTATGAACACGGTTGTCACTTTACTGCACTTCCCACATTTTGGATTGCAGGTTATAAACAACCAATTGCAGAACCGGGATTGCCTGCTGAAAAGATATATCTAGGTTCGCAGACTGCTTTAGTAATGCCCGATCCTCAAACTAAAGTTGGTTTTGTTGAATTTACTGGTCAAGGTCTATCTACATTGGAAAGAAATCTTGACCGCAAAGAACAACAAATGGCTGTTCTTGGCGCGAGAATGATTGCAGGCGAAAAGAAAGCGGCTGAAACAGCAACGACTACTGCAATTCACAGAACAGGTGAAAACTCTATTCTTTCTTCTGTATCAATTTCTCTTTCTCAAGCATTAACTTATCTTTTGCAAGTATTTAGCACTTGGGCTGGTGTTGAAGACAATGCAATTGAATGTATTGTCAATAAAGACTTTTTGCCAGTCGCAATCGATGGTCCAACATTGACGGCTTACACGCAAACTTGGCAAGCAGGTGGATTAACCGATGAAGAATTTTTCGATCTTATCCAAAGAGGCGATTTGGTTGAAGCTGATGTTGATTTTGCTAAACACAAAGCTGGCGAGAATACTCCGATGAAACTTGCCGCTGAAAATCAACAAGCAATGCTAGACGCAAAAGCCGCGAGCCCTAGCAACGGAAATTTGAACAATCCTAAAAACCCCGGAAATGCTCACTAGACAACCGCTTTTAAACAGTCACAGTGTGGGCATTGCTAGGCAAACGCGCTAAGGGCGCAAAAGGAAATTTAAATGGCTTACGATCCAAACGATGCAGCGGACAAAAAAATTGTAAAAGATTTGATTGATGCTGCTCTTGCAGAACAAGCAGAAAGTCACGAAGCTGATATTTCAGGACTTAGAAATAAAAATAAAGATCTTTTAAATAAGATCAAACAAAATAAAGATTACGATCCAGAAGAACTCTCTAATCTTCAAGATCAATTTGCTGAAAATAAGCGTGAATTGACTAAAGCTCAAAAGGCTTTGGAAAAAGTTACTTCTAAATCAGCAGAACTAGAAACCGGCTTGGCTTCAGAACGTACATTTTCCGAGAATTTGCTTAAAGAAAATGGCTTGACGGCGGCGTTGACCGGCGTAAAAGTAGCTTCAGCTTTTCTTCCCGCTGTAAAAGCGCTGCTAGCGCCAAAGGTGGTTATAAAAGTCGAAGGCGATCAAAGATTGCCTTTTGTTGGTGACAAGTCGCTAGGCGATTTTGTTGCTGAATGGTCGCAAGGCGATGAAGGCAAGCACTATGTTTCCGCTAATCTAAACGGCGGTAGCGGTGCTGGTGGCGGTGGTAATAAGGTTCCCGGCGCTAAAGTTATTTCGCGATCAGATTTTAACCAAATGTCACCTGAAACCCATGCTTCCTTTTTTAAAGGTGGCGGAACAATTCAAGATTAGGAACCTAAGCTATGGCAAACACTCTCACTAATCTAATTCCCGATGTTTACGCCGCGCTTGACGTTGTGTCTCGCGAGCTAGTCGGCATTCTACCCGCTATGACAATGGACGCGACTTATAGTCGCGCTGCTATTGGGCAAAACGTGCGAGTGTTTGTTGCTCCTGCATCAAGTGCTTCTGACATTACTCCTGGTGTTACTCCTCCTGATGATGGAGATCAAACCATTGGTAATGTCAATATGACAATTACTAAGTCTAAGCGTGTTCCTATCCGTTGGAACGGTGAACAATCGCTTGGTATTAACAATGGTGGTCCGGGTACTTCTGCAATTATCCAAAATCAAATTGCTCAAGCACTTCGCACTCTTACAAATCTTATGGAGGTCGATGCTGCTGCTCTAGTTAAGCAAGCATCTCGCGCAACTGGTACTGCTGGAACTTCTCCTTTTGCTAGCAACCTGACTGATACTGCTCAAGCGAGGAAAATTCTTTCAGATAACGGCGCGCCTCTTTCTGATCTACATATGATTATTGATACCACTTCCGGTGCTGCAATGCGTACCTTGACCCAACTTACAAAGGTCAATGAAGCTGGTAGCGATAGTATGCTTAGGCAAGGTGTTTTGCTTGATATTCACGGCTTTGCTGTTCGTGAAAGCGGACAAATCATTACTCCTGCAATTGGTACTTCAAACAATGCAGGAACTACCGATACCACAGGCTATGCAATTGGTTCTACTGCCATTACCATGGCCGCGGCTGGTACTGGAACTATTCTTGCTGGCGACATTGTTACTTTTACAGGTGACACAAACAAGTATGTTGTTGCTTCTGGTGTAGCTTCTCTTGCTGCTGGTGGTGTTCTTACTCTCGCTGCTCCTGGCTTGCGAAAGGCGCTTGCTGCTTCTAACGTAACTTGCACCGTTGTCGCTGCTTCTACTCGAAATATGTTCTTTTCGCGAAACGCTCTCGCTATTGCCGCCCGTCTTCCTGCTCTACCTGACGGCGGCGATCTTGCAGTAGATCGCACTACGATTACCGATCCTCGAAGCGGAATGTCTTTCGAACTGTCGCTTTATCCTCAATTCCGTCAAATGCAGTATGAAATTAGTGCTGCTTGGGGTGTTGCGATGGTTAAGCCTGAACATTGCGGCGTTCTTCTCGGATAATTCATCTAAGGCGGTGACGGGGTGACAAGCTTGGTTTTGTCACCCCGCAATTGAAAAGGAATTTTAAAATGAATAACACCTATGTTGTCGAAGACGTTCTTAACGAAATGGGTAAGGTTGTTAAAGTAAGCCGAAAGATTGTTCGGATTGCTTCTAGCGAGCATGAAGCCGGATGGCGCTATGGTTATGAGGATACCATGGTTGAAGGCGAACATTCGCTTTATGAAGGCGAGGTTGCTGCTGATCCTGAACTTGAAGCCGAACCTGAAATCAATCCCACTGTTGTTCAAAAGAAAGCCAAGGCTAAACTTGAAGGTTGGGGCGAAAACGCTTAACTTTCTTTAATTTAGGAAAAGCAAATGCTAAAGAAAATTGTCCTAGCAAGTCTGTTTTCTTTGGCTTGCCTTTCTGCTTCTGCTCAAATGGCACCATCGCCGCATACAGTTAAAACAACTCGCATAACTTGTGCCACAACTGCAACTTTAGTTGTGCCTGAACTTATTGGCAGATACCATCCTGTTACAATTGAACAGTTTGGTACTACTCAAATTTTTCTTGGTGACGCAAATGTAACTACTGCGAACGGCTTTCCAATTCCTGGAACTTTGAGCACTTCTTACACTTTTGTTACAAGCACAAATATTTATTGTATAACTGCAAGCGGAACTGATGTTGTTGCAGTAATTGAAGGATATTAAAATGAAAAAGTTTCTGTTGGCCGGTGCTTTTTCGCTATCCTTGTTTTCCTATGCTCACAGTCAACTATCGCTTCCCGGCGGTGGTGCGACTGCTTGCGCTGGTCTAAGCGACTTTGCAGCCAGTTGTAATACTGATGCAACTAACGCTACTAATATTTCAAGCGGTACTTTAAATGTCGCAAGGCTTCCTTCTGGTTTAAGTAGTTGGACTTTTAATTCTTCTACTGCAACACTTAATGGCACAAATTCTGCTGTTTACACAATGCCAAGTGTTACAGCGGCAATTCCCGGTCTTGCTCTTGCAAATGCTTGGACTGCAAACAAAAACACTTACTCTACTGCAAAGATAAACTTTTCGTCCACAGGCGATCTGGAATTTAATGCTCTTGGTGTTGGAACTGGAACCGCTGTTACAACTTGCGCTCTAGGTGGTGCCGGTACTTGTGCTGTAACTGCGACTGCTGGTTCTGTAACTGAAAAGTTGACGCTTGCTAGTGCTAGTGTTTCCACAACTACATTGACCATCACGTTTCCAAACCCGGTGGCGAGCATGTATATCTGCGATGGTTATGACTTTACAACTTCCGCTCAAAGATTTTTGCAAACTGGTGGGTCTACAACAACCGCTGTTATGACTTTTTATAGTCTAGCTGGTACTGCTGGCTATGCAAGCGGTGGTGCAAGTGATGTTTTGTATATAAAATGTCTGGCAAACTAAATGGCACAACGACTAAAAACTATTGGCCGAAAGATTTATCTTCCTGATGGTGTAACTGAATACATACCTCGTCATTTTTGTTGGAATGCCACAACGCTTGCCGGTGACGGTGCGTTGGCAAAATCTCTTGGCGCGAATGGTTGCAGAATAACGCCTGCTTATTATAATGCAGCTTCGCCACCTTACGGCGCGGCTGGCGGCAATGATTTATATAATCCAAATGCTCCTAATTATTTGGACCCATTGCAACTTTCTGGTTTTCAGGCTCAAATTTCAGAGGCTCTGAGTGTGGGCGATAACACCTTTTGGACCATGATAGGTCTATCTGGTGGTAATGGTGATTTTTTTACAAATCCTGCAATCATTCCTCAATTTATTGCTTCTTGGGTTGCAATTGCAAATCTTTATAAAAATGTAGATTACATTGCTTGTTATGAAATACTTACAGAACCTCAAATAAGCGGCTCTCATTTTAGTTCAATTGATTTAAATGCTGCAATTAAGGCAATGCACGCTCAAGTCATAGCCGCTATTAGAGCGGTTGATCCTTACACGCCAATTGCAATCGGTGCTGGTGCTAATTATGATTTAAGAAATCTTGAATATGTTTATTCTAGTTCTTATACTAATGTTTGGTATTTTTCAAATTGGTATGAAATAGGTTCTGGTCCTCTTGGTGGATATGTAAAGCAAACTAAAAATGGAATAGACGCGCTACCATATCCGGGTTATTATTTTGATTATAAAGGTGTAAAACCTACCAATTCATTTGCAACTTATAGTTGGAAGGGCAAAACTGTTAATATGACAGAAGACGCTCTTGAAGAATTATTTAACAACAATATTATTTTTAGTACAACTCACAACGTGCCTGTTTTTATAGATCAAATTGGTATTCGCTCGGGTGTTCCTGACAGTTTTCAATGGGCGCAAGATGGTTTTGATCTTGCTATAAATGCCGGTTTTGGTTTTAGTTGGTGGGATTTTAGAAACCCATATAGATCACAAAATTATCAAGGGCCTTTGGACCTTTGCATTTATTGGCAAGACGCTAATAAAAATTGGAATGGTCCTAAAGATGGAAATACAAATTCAATAGCAAACGGTGGTGATGGTAATAATTGGATTGCAATGATACAATCTAAATTTGCCGGTATTGTTCAAACAGAACCTTCGTTACCACCGCCTTTGCCCACAATACCTTTAAATGTAAACGCTCTTAATTATGATTTTAGAATTTCAAATTCTAGCGACTATAGCAGAACTTGGAATATACTTTATGGAATGGCTTCCGATAGCGGCTTTCTTTTAACTATAAAAAGTTCTACTGATGTAAATGCTCAAATATTGTTAACTGCTGGAATTGCTCAAGACAAAACTGTTTCTGGAATTGTTTTGGCAGATGATTA